CATGGCAAGCATCAGGCTTACCAGTTGGCTAAAAACGGCAAGCGCATGAAGCGCGATATGGAAGTTATGTTACTTCAGAATATCGTTCGCGCTGCCGGTGACTCAACCACAGCCAGAGCATCGGCTGGTGTTCCTGCTTGGCTTGCAACCAACTATGTATCGATGAATCCTTCATCGGGTTCACCGGCTGCTGGTACATCAGGTACGACTGCGATGACAGAAGCTAGTGCCACTGCTTCTATTACGGAAGCTGGCATTAAGAATGTCATCAAAGACACCTATGAAGCGGGTGGTTCAGCAGATTTAATTCTGTGTCCGCCTACCATCAAACAGGCTATTTCCGACCTGGCACAGTCTGTATCATCTCTTCGTACTAATACGAAAGGTGATGCACCTGCCCATGTTGTGGCTGCTGTCGATGTATATGTGTCCGATTTCGGCACGTATCGCATCGTTGCTGACCGTAACATGCACAGCACAGAGCATGTCTTCTTCTTAGACATGGACTTCTGGGCTATCGGTTGGCTACGGCCTTTCCAGACTGTCGAACTTGCGAAGACGGGCGATGCCATCAAGCAGTTGTTGCTTGCTGAATTCGGACTAATCGCTAAGAACGAGAAGTCAAGCGGTATCCTTGCAGACTGCAAGGCATAAGTAGGTATCTAAGGGGGTGGGGCGACCTGCCCCCTCTTACCCATCGGAGTAAAAATGAAGAACACAGACAAAGAACTTGAGAAAGCTGCTGGAAGAATGCTCAAGGGTACAGCACCTAAAGCTAAAAAAGCACCTACTCCTAAAGGAAAAGGTGGTAAATTTGTTAGCGCAAAAGAACCTACTGATGCGATAGGCTGGCTGAAGAAAGCATATGTTGATAACGATCCTAAAGATGGGTCACCGAAAGTAGGAGACATAGGTTATGTCTAGTAGAACAGTTCTTGACCATTCTGGTTATAGAAGGACCGACCTGCACGTTGATCATGCTGATGATAAGTTTACAATTAATACTGTGCAGGATGCTCAACCTATTATAGATGAGAACAAAAGAAGGTATAACGAATATGGTGATAAGCTATCCGTAGGCAAGCGCGGAGAGTGGCATCATGCAGCATCTATTCCCCATAATGTATGGGAACAGTGGATGAAAGATACAAATGGAGCGATTGAAAAAGACTCCAAGCTGCTTGCTCGGTATCTTAATGATCCCGACAATAAGTATTTCAAAGTAGCACCAACTAATATATAAGGTAAAAAGATATGACTGACTTCATCGACCTAAGCAACATTTTTAGACCTGGGACAACCCATACATTATCTGCAACGACCTCCAGTGGTTCAACCGCAACTTCTGCATTTGGAGCGGATACAAAGATAATTATGGTAACTGCAACTGCTGCTTGTTTTGTTGCTTTTGATCCAAATCGCCCTGCTGCAACATCCAGTACTTATATCGCAGCTGGCACACCTTACTTGTTTCGTGTGGGTGCTGCAGCCCAGGGTTCAGCGATTACTGGTACAGGCACAGCATCGGTTTACATTACTGAACTGACTAGATGAGACAAGTTGCTATTGTGGGCTTATCTAGTTCTACCCACGATGACGCTCCATACGAAGACCCTAACTGGGAGTTATGGGGATTGCCTTGGGATGAGGATCGGTGGCCTTACTTTGACAGGTACTTTGAAATCCATCCGCTTGAACTTCTACGAAAACCAGAGGCGAGGCGGAGGCTGGGTTACGAGGACCGACTGAAAACGCTGGACGCTCCACTGTATATGCAGACTACCTACGATGACATACCCAATGCAATAAGATATCCTATTGAACGGGTAGTGGAACAGCTTGGTCTGGATTATTTTAACTCATCCATATCCTATCTTATGGGTCTGGCAATAGCTGAAGGAGCAAGGAAGATTGGCATCTGGGGAGTAGATATGGCTGATATCGAACCTACTCCTGGCGACCCATCTTATATCTCCGAGTTTGCCTACCAACGACCGAACATGGAATATCTTATCGGGTTTGCCCGTGGCAGAGGAATCGAAGTCTATATCCCACCTGAATCTCCACTAGCAAAGTTTCATGGAGAGGGTATCCCTTTAGGGGTAATGTACCCATCGTATCCCCAGCGTTATGGATACTTAGCTTTACACTAAGAGAGATAAAATGGCTATTTCAACATATAGTGAACTTCAGACTGCTGCTGCCAACTGGCTTGACCGATCTGATTTAACTGATCGGATACCAGAGTTTATCGTTCTTGCTGAAGCATTGTTCAATAGAACATTGCGGATCAGGGCTATGGAAACTACTGTGGCGGATAGCACTCCTAGCGGATCGAAGGAGGACGCTTTGCCATCAGGGTATCTCCAGATGAGGGAAATCCATCTTGCGACTAGCCCTATTGTATCCTTAGCTTACATTACTCCAGAAATAATGTACAGGATAAGAGCGGGTAGTACAAGTGGAAAGCCTAATAGCTATACGATATTAGGCGATAATGTACTGTTTGGCCCAACACCTGACAGTGCTTATGATTATAGTATGACTTATTACAAATCATTTACTGCCCTTAGTGATGACGATACTACTAATTGGATAATATTAAATGCACCTGATCTTTATTTGTATGGTACATTGCTTCAGGCAGAACCATTTTTAATGAATGATAACAGGGTTGCATTATGGGAAAAGGCTGTACGTCAGATTATAGCTGACCTACAAGAACAAGATAATAAAGATCGGCACTCAGGTTCTGAGATGCGGGTTATGAATACAGGTGGGTACTACTAATGGGACTAGAAAGCGCGACATACATTGATGAACTTGTAAATACAAATCCACTTGCAGCAGATAACGTATCGCAAGGCGATAATCATCTTCGTCTTATAAAGGCTGTTCTACAGTCATCGTTTCCGTCTGTAGATATGGCTGTGAATGCTATCCATGCGTCATCTTCTGCTCCTGCTGTAGCAATTACAGCGGGATTGGTCTGGTTTGATACTAGTGCTAACCTTTTAAAGATAAGGAATGAAGCTAATGATGCCTGGGTTACGCTAGCAGTTTCTCCTGTTACATCCAATAGTGTAGATATAAATGCTGGTACAGTAGACGGCGCGATAGTTGGTGGCAGTTCGGCTGCAGCAGGAACATTTACAACGCTGACAGCAAATACCTCCCTAACAATGGCGGAGGATGCTACCATCATATTTGAAGGTGCGACAGACGATGCCTATGAAACCACGCTGACCGTTGTAGACCCAACGGCAGATAGAACTGTGTCTATACCAAATGCTACTGATACCCTGGTTGGTAAGGCGACTACAGATACCTTAACAAACAAGTCCATAGATTTAGGCACTAATACATTAACCGGCTCTCTTGCTGAGTTTAACAGTGCTTTACAAAGTGAGAGTTTCGTATCTCTAACAGGATCAGAAACTTTAACTAACAAAACCCTGACAACTCCAACACTAACAACGCCTGTAATTAACACGGGTGCATCGTTAAAGAATGGGTCTTCCAGTGCTGGTTATGCCGACTTCTATGAAGATTCAGATAATGGTACAAACTATGTCAGACTAATTGGACCTGCTTCTACAGCAACTGTGACAGTCACTCTTCCAGCTGCTGCCGACACTCTTGTGGGTAAAGCAACGACTGATACATTTACTAACAAATCAATAGATTTGGGTACTAATACTCTTACAGGTTCATTAGCAGAGTTTAATTCAGCACTACAAAGTGAAAGTTTTGTATCACTAACAGGTTCCGAAACCTTAACAAACAAAACTCTAACAACACCGACACTAACAACTCCTATTGCTAACGCTGGTGTTCAGCTGAAGAATGGAGCTTCAAGTGCTGGTTTTCTGGAGTTTTTTGAAGATTCGGATAACGGTACAAATAAAGTTACTCTTATTGGCCCTGCATCAACGGCTGATGTAACAGTTACATTACCGGCAGCTACTGATACGCTTGTGGGTAAAGCTACAACAGATACTTTAACTAATAAATCATTAGATTTAGGTACTAATACACTAACTGGTTCTCTTGCTGAATTTAATACAGCCCTACAGAGTGAAAGTTTTGTATCATTAACAGGCTCTGAGACTCTAACTAATAAAACTCTAACATCCCCCGCCGTTAATACCGGTACATTAACTACTCCGGTATTCAGTGGCGCAATGACAGGAACTATTGATACGTTCCGCTCTACTGGTATTGACGATAATGCCGATGCTCTAGCGATGACAATAGACTCATCAGAGAATGTTGGTATCGGCGTTGTATCACCCAAAACAAAACTTACGGTTGAGGGCGCACTTACTCTAAAAGAGCAATCCGCTGCTGATAGTGATACTGCTGCTTACGGGCAACTCTGGGTAAAGGATGCCACACCTTGCCAACTTTATTTTACTGATGATGCTGGCACTGATGTCCAGCTAGTGGCTGATGGTGCTAATGTGGGTTCTATAAATGATCTGACAGATGCCCTAGTAGAAAACAATTCTATCTGGCTGGGTAATGATCCTTCCTCAACTACAGATACCGCTGAATACAACATAGGGCTTGGCACTACAGCTTTGGATGCCACAACCACTGGTGATAAGAATGTAGCTCTTGGTTACGATGCTGGTACAGCGCTTACAACCTCTATAAAAAATACTCTTGTGGGTTATATGGCTGGAGCAGCTATTACAACAGGTGTCGGGGAAAATGTACTGGTTGGTCATCGCGCTGGTATAGCGATTACTACTGGTGCTAGTAACATCGCTATTGGTGATAATGCACTTACTGCTCAAACTACTGTTAGTCAAAATGTTGCTGTTGGTGATAATGCAATGTATGCAAATACCAGCGGTAGTTCTAATGCAGCATTAGGAAATTCCGTCCTTAGCGCAAATACAACTGGTGCAGGAAATACTGGGTTAGGTTTTAACGCTTTACTTGCAAATACCACTGGATCAAGCAATACAGCAGTGGGCGCGTCTGCACTAGATGCCGCTACTACCGCCAGCCAGAATGTAGCCGTTGGTAATCTTGCTATGAGTGCGGTTACTACTGGGTCAAATAATGTTGCTATAGGCCATGAAGCGCTGACGGTACATACTGCCGGAACTCAGAATGTCGCTATTGGGCAGGGAGCATTAAAAACTAATCAAACTGCCAGCAATAATGTTGCTATTGGCGCTTTGTCATTGACGACTAGTACTGGTTCTTATAATACCGCTGTTGGTCATTCGGCATTAGAGGCTAATACTTCAGCAGGTAATAATGTTGCTGTTGGTTATCAGTCTTTGGAAGCTAATACAACTGGAGCAGATAATACTGCTGTAGGAAAAGACGCTTTGGCTCTTACAACTACTGGTGGTCAAAATACTGCCGTGGGGAGTTTAGCGCTAGACGCTAATACAACTGCATCTAATGAAACAGCCGTTGGCTATAATGCCATGACTGCTAATACTACTGGCAATGCTAATACTGGTATAGGCGCTTATGCGCTTGCTGCTAATACAACTGCTGGTAATAATACTGCATTAGGTGTTCTAGCTTTAACAGCAGCTACTACTGGTGGCGATAATACAGGCATTGGTAAGAACGCACTTGCTGCTAATACTACTGGTGCTACCAATACTGCTATTGGTTACCAAGCGCTTGATGCAAATACAACCGCAAGTGATATTGTGGCGATTGGCAAAGAGGCTTTATCTACTAATACTACCGGCCCAAATAATACGGCTGTAGGAACGGCTGCATTACGCGACAATGTTACAGCCGACGGTAATACTGCGGTTGGTTTTAATGCGTTACTTCTAAATACCGGCGCTTATAATACCGCCGTTGGAAATATTGCCTTAGATGCTAATACATCTGGGACAATGAATACCGCAGTAGGCAATGCAGCATTATCTGCAAATACTACTGCCAGCCAGAATGTAGCTATTGGGAAGGGAGCATTAAGCGCGAATACTACAGCCGACGGTAATACTGCGGTTGGATATCTCGCTGGTGATTCTCTTACAACCGGGAGTAATAATTCTTATTTAGGGAATGATGCAGACGCCACAGCAGTGGATGTAAGTAACGAATTTACCTTGGGTAACTCAAATGTTGATAATTTACGTTGCAATGATACCTCAATCTCTTCTCTTTCTGATGAACGAGATAAGGCAGAAGTATCTAATCTTCCATCTGTAGCTGGGCTAGATTTTATAAATAGTTTACGTCCTATAACCTACTATTGGGATCGTCGAGAGTGGTACGAAGATGGTGAATCAGATGGTTCAAAAATAAACCATAATTATGACTCTCAGGTTCCAAACTCAGGACAGCGTATGGGGTTTATAGCCCAAGAGGTAAAGGAGTCTTTATCTGGAATGAAGTATATGGAAGATTCAAAGATGGTAGGTGGTACGGAAGAAAAACTAGAGTTTGCGCCAGCGCAACTGGTTACTTCCTTAGTAAAAGCAATACAACAACTGTCTGAAGAGGTTGAATCTCTGAAGGCACAACTAGAGGGTTAGTAAAATGGCTGAAACAGCAGCAGAAATCTTACAGCATTATACAGCAATGGGTCACAGTGTTGACCTTATTGATGCAGTTATCGCTGGAACACAGATGGCAGATGAAAGCGCAGATGAGAAAAACGATTGCGTAAGCAGAAACGTAGAGCATCTTGAATTGATGTTGACGAGAGACTACTGGACTGATGAAGACATGACTGCGGTTGATGCAGCCATTGTTGCGGGGAAAGCATACAATGCCTAAAGCAAAAAAGAAGGAAGAAGTGCCTCAGAATGTAGTAAGTATTGATGGGTCAGAGTACGAGTTTGATTCATTAGTAGACGAGGCTAAAGTTGCCATCAGTCATGTAGCCCAGTTAGAGGGTGAAATGAATGCTCTCCGTATGAAACTCGCACAACTGGAAGCAGCCCGTTCTGTTTTTATGCAGCATCTAAAAGAGTCGCTGCCAGAGTAAATGGCGCTTATCCCAGTTGAAAATGTAGGGCAGTTAGGTATTGTTAAGGATCAAAGTCCTTGGCAGATACCTCTTAACGCCTGGTCTAATGGTAATAATGTAAAGACGGACGAAGGTTCGATCAAGAAAGCACTGGGTTATTCCAGCGTTATGGAGACTGTTCCTGTCGCTCCTTATTTTATTATCAGCATAGTTTCTGGTAACTCAGAATTTTGGGTTATTGGCGGGACTGCTGCTATACATGTCTATGATAATACAAAGAAAACAACTTTGTTGAATGGTGCTATAACTAGCACATCTAGTACAAGTGCTATAACTGTAGATAGTACAACGGGTTTTCAATCCAAGGGTACTATTACTATAGATTCTGAGCAGATTACTTATACTGGTAAAACAACTACTACATTTACAGGTATTACTAGAGGTGCTAACTCTACAACTGGCGCAACCCATTCAGATAATGCCACCGTAACCAGAACTAAGAAGTGGTACGATATTACTCGCTCCAGTTCCGCTTACTCTATGGATACAGAAGAGAATTGGTCTGGCACTGTAATTGGCGGTGTGCTTGTTATGACGAATGGCACTGACAAGCCACAGTATTGGGCGCTTGTTGACGGTATTCCAGAAAGTACCCAGTTGATGCAGGACTTGAATAATTGGCCTAGCATCACTTTGTTGGATGGTGCGTTAAATGACAGTGCTACTACGGTTACTGTAGACAGCACTACCTCATTCCCAGTTAGCGGTACATTTACTGTTGATAGTGAAGATATATCTTACACAGGAAGAACCGCTACTACCTTTACAGGATGCACAAGAGGTGCTAATTCTACGTCAGCAGCTGCTCACTCTGATAATGCTACTGCGTATGTGTCTGTAACTTGTAATGCTATGAAGTCATTCAGGTCTTTCTTGATAGCCTTAAATGTTTCCAAGGCTGGTATAAATTATCCCCGACTTGTAAAATGGTCGACTGAAGCGGGTATACAAACCACTCCAACATCATGGGATGAAACTCTAGCTACAGTTGATGCTGGCGAATTTGAGTTGGCTGATACAAAAGGAGATATCCTGGACGGTCTACAGCTTAGAGATACGTTTATGATCTATAAGGAAGACTCTACATATGCTGTAACGTATGTTGGTACTCCCTTTATACTCTCGTTCAGGCAGATTAGCCCAACAATAGGGATGATCTCCAAGAATTGCGTTGTTGAATATCCTGGTGGGCATGCGCTTTTGGGGAATGGTGATTTCTATGTGAACGACGGTAGAACATTGAAACCTATTCTTCCACCTAAACTTAGAAAGTATGTATTTAGTACAATAGATGGTGAGGAGTTAGATAAATGTTTTGTAGTTGCTGATTACGGGCGATCAGAGATATTGTTTTGCTTCTCTGCTGATGGTGGCGTTACTACTCAGGCAGATGAGGCTATTGTCTGGAATTATAATACAAATACATTTACCATACGAAGTTTACCAGGTTTAGGTCATATCGGATATGGCAATATTACTGATCCTGCGGTAGAGACCACTTGGGCTGCAGCAACAACGACCTGGGCAACTGTCAGTGGTATTTGGACAATGAGTTATTCAACAGTAGAGGATGTATTAGTATTTGCTTCCCCAGAAAATACTGAGATTTATAGAGATAATTCAGGGTATCAAGAAGACGGCAGTGATATGACATCTTTTGTAGAGAGGACGGGTATTACCCTGAATGAACGAGGCGAAGAAGATCATATTACAGTAAAGAATATAAAAGCGATATACCCAAAGATAAACATTGATAGTACCAATACTATAAATGTATACCTTGCAACTCAAATGTCTACGGAAGATGCTGTAACCTGGAGTGATGCAGTAGCATTTAATCCTGACTCTCAATCCAAGGTTTCTGTCAGAGGATCGGGAAGATTCTATGGTGTAAAGTTTGAGTCTACTACTGACATGGATTGGAAGCTGGCTGGTTATACTCTGGAAGTGCAGGATGCTGGTAGGAGAGGCGAAAGGAGTTACTAATGGCTACTAATGCCGATAAGGTCGTAAAGTCTGTTACTCATTATGAGCCTGAATCACCTCCTGATAATTCTGATGATTTACCTGTTTATATTGTTACTGAATTTAAAAGGTTAGCTGATATTCTTTTAAACCAAGCAACTTTCAGGTTAGAGCGAATTCACTCTGTTCCAGGCAGGCCGAGGGTAGGAGATGTACGTTATTTTGATGGGACTGATGCTAACCCCGTAAGTGGTGGAGAGGGAATTTACTTCTATAATGGTACAACATGGGTAAAACTGTAACTCAACTTGAAACAAATAGCACGCAAACACCTTCGTGTAAGGTTGCTCTTGTCGGCTCTGAAGATATTGGAATGATCTGGGATGAGGTTGTACCTCTTATCGAGAAAGCATTGGTACATGCAGAAGGTGAACTTGCACCAGATGATATAAGAAAACATCTTGATTCTGGTGATCTTAGGTTATGGGTTGCTTTGAAAGATAAGGATGTTATTGCCTCTATGGTTACTGAAATAATACAGTATCCAAGAAAGAAGATAGTCAGAGTTATTACTGTTGCGGGGAAAGATATGAGCATGTGGTATGAATTCTTACCCATGTTAGAAGGTTATGCGGTACGGAATGGATGCTCATCCCTTGAGGCGTGGACAAGAAAAGGCATGACAAGAAAACTAAAAGACTGGAAACACT